CCCCCCCCTCTACTAACTGAGATCGATGTTAACCTTTATTTCTCCAGCATGTAGGTGCATATGTTTATCAGGTGCTTTGAATCCAGCACGGTCTAGGATGTCTTTACTCGCTTCTAGTTGTACGTACTCACTCTTAGCACCAGAGGCTAGGTGTACAAGCTTGGCACTGGCTAACGTAGCATTAATGCCAATACTTTCCGTTATCCTCCTCATCATATACTCTTGCACGTGAGATAGCCGTAATGCTTTACTAGCACTAACCCTACCACTCTCCCCTTTCGCATATCCAGCATCTTGTGATGCTTCAGCTATACTACAACCCTTGGCTACGAGAGTATCCACCAAAAGTTCTTGTTTATCTGTCAGACGTCGACGACTATCTGTTTTTATGTCAGTCATAATCACCCCCTATATCCCCCTCTTATCGGACGAGAATAATACCTTGTCAACGCACAAAGTAACTACAAGGTTTACTTCAAACCCATCTGCAAGGAGCATTCTATCAAGTGATTTAGATTAGGTCATGCCGTCCTATGCATTTAAGCAATACGAAATACCTAAGAATCATGTTCTAACGTCGCAGATCTATTTATGAAAGGGAACAACACACACGCACCTAGGCATCACGCAAGAGCGAGATGCCGAGAATATTGTTCCCTTTCATTGTAACCTTGCTGTTCGCTAGTAATATGCCTAGTCAGGCATGGCGAACAGTATCATAGATTTGCGTACGACGCATGTAAATAGGTCTGCTTTGGTTTGCCCATGATGGTATTTCCCATCACTTAAAAGCCAAGGAGGGCATTATGACTAATCTAAATAACTTGAAAGAATACTTAGATAATAAACTAAACGAAACAACTCGTCCAAACAACTTGTACCCAAAGTCACGGATCACTCAATCATTCGCTGACCAACTACAAATGATGATCGATTGGAAGGAGAAAGACATTGCACAATGTTTAGCTGATGCACAAACTATAATGGGTGCAAACATCTCAGACCAAACGAAAGATGGTAACACAGTCATTCAGTCAGCATCAACATCTAGTGCAGTTGGCTCACCACACTACAACGAATATGAACTAGAGAAACTTGCAATAAAGTCAGAGTCAATGGAATCAGAAGTCTCAGATCTCAAAGAGATTCTTAAAGACTTTGCTGACTTACACAAATCAGTGTCAGGCAACACATGGATACCTAGAAACAAGAGGGTTTCCAAGCAAAAGAAATCGTTGAAAGGCACAACATACTTTCAAAAACGTCTAGCTTCATAAGCTAGGCTGACCCAGAGGGTTTCGATCCTCTGGGTTTTTTTATGTTTATAAATCTCGGATGTCGCCACGACTGGCTCAGTATCAGTAATCGCCAAGCAAAGCACGACGACGACTATCAATAATTAGAATGGAGAATTTAATGTATCGAATGACACAAATCAAACTAGCTGGATGGCTGAGCATACCATTATGTATTGCTATTATATATGTAATACACAGTCATCCACTTATGTTTCCTTACCCTGGCATATGGCAAATTGTAATAGCTGGGATAACTCTTAACACATTCATTCATTTAACAATTACAATTCCAAGATGGGAGAAAGACAATGAGTAAATGGAGAATAATTAGAAATTATTTGGGCAATGATATAACAGAGTATCAAGTATCTGATGGAGATGTAGGAGAACGTACAGTATCCTATGACTTTGATAATATATATGAGGCAGTAGATTGTTTAGATGAACTGGAAAGGGAAGATCATGAACAAACCTGAACGTATCTTAAAGAAGATGATCGAACGCATTGAAGAGTGCAGTAAAAGCTGGGTTATGCCTTGGCATCAAACCAATTTCAGTATGCCAATTAGCATCAAAGGTCATGAGTATCAAGGATTAAATTCGATATGGCTTTGGATGTGTAAAGATATGCGTGGCTATTCATCCAATCAATGGGGAACTTATCAACAATGGCAATCAGTCGGTGGCAATCTTGGTGGACAATCAGCATCAGCATACGACCAGTATATATTACAACCTAACATCAAGATTGACGACGACAATCCTGAAAACAATTACAAGTATTTCAAATCATGGGCTGTATTCAATCGTGACCAGGTCAAAGGTCTTAAAGATATCAAAGAGGACCAGCCATTTGAAACTGTATACTCGATTGATAATGATACACGACATGCCGTCAATACTTATATCTCATTAACTAAAGCAGTCATTGTACATAAAGGAGACAAGGCTTTCTACCGACCATCAGAAGACTATATCAATATGCCTGACGTCGACAAGTTTAAGGATGAGTTATATTATTATTCTACTGTACTGCATGAACTTAGTCATTGGACTGGAGCAAAGCATAGATTAAATAGAAACTTCTCACGTAAAAGAAAAGACTATGCGTTCGAAGAACTGATTGCTGAAATGACATCAGCATTTCTATCAGCACAATTAGGTATTGCATCACAACCAACAGAAGAATGTATTACCTATATGAGTTCATGGATAACAGCCATGAAAGAACAACCGAAAATACTTTGGGATGCCATATCACATGCCAAAGATTCCATGAATTACTGCAATAAATTACAGCAACTTAACCAGAAATTGGTTGCGTAATGAACTGCATTAATGCATTATATTAATACTAAACTAGCCAAGGAGGGCAATTAAATGCATCAAATAAAACTAGAAGACCAAAAGAAATTAGCTGATTGTTTAATACATTCAACTGATGATCCGATTACTGTCATAAGGTTTGTTGATAAATTCAAGGAACTTTTTCCAGCAATTCAAATGCCATTCTACTACCTAGAAGTAGAAGCCAATGCCAAGCTTGATGCTCAAGCTGAGATAGCTTTGGCTGAAGCAGAGGATCGTGGATTAATCGCAGCAAAAGATAGGAGAGTCGCATGACAGCAAAGATAATTGATTTCAGTAAGCCAAATAGAACCAGTGATTGGAGTCTTAAAACAACTGTTGAAATGGATTTCACATTAACTGGCTTACCATATAATGCTACTGAAGCAGATGTTAATGAAGAGTTCAGTAAGTTTCTATGCTTAATAGAAGAATATATGTCAGGTTATAAACTCAGTCTTAATCAAGGCATGTTACAAGCTGACAGATTAGAAGAGTACAAAAAATAAGATACACACCCAGCAAGGCTAACCCAAACAAGCCATGCTGGGTGTGTTGTTTAATCCCACCTAGTTTTTCTTGATTCAAATATAACACCCAATATCTTTTCATCCTTTGTAATCTTATGCGGTTCAAAGTTTGGGTTAGTGCTTTTAGGTATTAAAAGTCTACCGTCAGCTAATTTCCAAATTAATATTTTATCTTTATCTTTAATAGCAATCAAATCATTTATCTCAGGTTTCTTTTCTTCTACCAAGATATAATCACCAGGCATTATGCCACCAAGATTATAGCTTTCAGTAAGAACAAGATATCCTTTAACAACACCAGTTTGTTTTGATATAGCTACTCGATCTACGAGTGTATCATTGTCCATTATATTAATCCATCTTAATTCTGATTTATCATCAGCGATTTCTAAATTCGGTTGAGTACCAGACACATCAGACAGCTTTGCTATGGTTGTAAGAGATGGCAGATAATCATGTTGATTATTTAAAAATCTGGTTATGTTTGTAGGTGAAGTTTTAGCTTTGGTTGCCCACTCTCTAGCTGTCCACCCATTTTGATCAAGGACTTGTCGCATCCAAACCCTGATCTTATTTTTATTAGATTTGTCCATTCTCTTATTTCCTTACTCGATTTTATTATTCTTAAACTAAGTTCCCTAAAATATTTATAACTGGCTCTCTTAGGTGGAGCATTAATTGGATTTCTAATTGTTCCAGATTTTAATGCATTTGTTGATGCAATTTCTATTCGGCCATTCATATTTAATCCATCTCTTGATATGAGACTTCTGCCATATTTAATACAATTTTTAAAGATCATTGTTCCTTCCTCTTTTTATTAATTAATTAATGCATTATTGCAACTAGAATATATCTTGTCAATACTGCATTTATGCATTAGTATATGGGTATGACACCATATATAGTATCACTAATAGAATTGTCGTCGTCGAATCAGGTATCAATCCTTGATGCATTTAAATTATCAGGAGTACCAACCTCGACATATTATAGAGCAGTAAAGGGAGCAGAACTTAGGCATCAGACAGCAGAAAAGGTTGAAGATGCGATTTACTCATTACAAAAAACCAGTACCAGTAACGGACAACTGGAAAATGATAATAAATGATTTGCGTAAATATAGAAATGAAAAGGGAATCAGCCAAGAGAATCTAGCTGGTGAGATGGGTATCGAACCAAGCCTAATGCAGAAGTGGGAAACATATAAGAGAGTTCCCTCTGGATTTATGTTAGCTTGTTGGCTCGATGCACTAGAGTTAGGAATAAAAATTGACAAACTCGAATAAAAGAAAAGGTACATACCACGAGCATTGGTGGACAGACTTACTGAATAAGTGGGGATGGAAAGCAAAGCGACAGCCAATGTCAGGACAACTGCAAGAATTTCCTGGTGATATACTGATCCAGCTTGATAGACAGAAACTGATTGTCGAATCCAAATATCAGACCGATGGTAAAGGCTGGTCATTCATAAATAAAATTCTCAAGAAACATAATAAGAAATACGCAAAGGATATTCTTGTTCTTAAACAGAGATCAGGTGAAGCCTATCTCTGTGTAAATATTAATAATAAATCTGCGATTAAAATATTAAGGAGGATTGTATGAAAGAAAAAGAACTAGAAAAACTGTTTAATAAACTAGAATATATATTCTGTGAATCAGTAGATATCATGGGCGATGATGACAATGATGTCTCAAGATCAATAAGTTTTGCTGAAAATGCAGTACTAGATGAAATTAGATATATAAAAAAACCCCCTCAGAATGGAGGTACTGAGGGGGAAGAAAGGAACAGAGCATAAGCTCTATCGAGAGGAACAACTAACTAATACCAAATGCATTAATGCATTACAAGAGGAAAATTAAATGAGCTTTAAAAGAATTAGTGCATCAATGGATGTTGGGATATCAGATGGGTTAGCCAAATGGGTGTTAGTATCATTGGCACATCATGAAAATTCTAACTCAGGTCATTGTTATCCTTCTATTGATAGGCTTGTAAAGGTAACTGGACTCTCAAGAAGTACAGTACTGCGTTGTCTTAAGAAGCTAGTTGATATGAAGCTCATCAAGAAACATCCTGATCGTGGTAAGTCTACTCATTATGAGTTTCTTTTTGAATATAAAGTTGTTCGATTTGAAAAGGACCAGTGTCTCACAGACACCCCACCAGTGTCAGAGAGACACCCTAATAGAGAAGTAATATATAAAGACGTCGTCAATGATAGTCAGGTTAAGGAGCTATTTAAAGATTGGGTTCCGAGTAAAGAACAACAACAATTATTAAACAATGAGTTTGGAGAAATAGATCATGGCAAAGAAGTTATCAAGTATAAAAAATATTATACCAACCAACGTATCGCAGTTCCGTTCAACCACTACAGAAGTTGGTGTGCAAGAGTACAACAATTCGAGAAGGTTGACAGATCAGGAAAGGAACTTAGCAGTACAAAATCTAATGGCTCAAAATCCAATGGAAGTAGACAAACGTCTTCGCTTACAAGTTCAGTCCAGTCTATCTTATCAGGTTGATTTTAATGAAAGATTTGATAACCACCAGGGCAAAGTAATTATTAGTAACATAGATATAACTTGTGAAGATCGTAACAAACTTGATGATGCAATGAAGTCTGTTATGAAATGTTTGATTCCTTTATCAGATAAAGAATTGCTGGAAAGGTTAACAATCATGATGGCTGTACAAAATAAACAGAACATGAATGAAGATGATCTTACTTTAAAGATTAAATCTTTAGTACAGTTAATCAATTATCAGGACCAAATACCAGCAGATATAATCATTAATGCAATAGACTATTTAACACGCAACTCTAAATGGTATCCATCATATCCAGAGATCTATGAAAGATGTTCTCATCTAATGGATTCAAGAAAAAAACTGCGTGATGAACTGCATAAACGCATTAATTCACTTGCATTTAATAACTAAATGATGCATAAATATAAATAGAAGAGGTACAATATTATGGAAAGAAAAGGTTTTATCGGTGGTTCTGACGTCGTCAGGATACAAGATCCAAGTAATTGGTTTGAACTATGGGAAGTTAAAACTGGGCGCAGAAAGTCAGTAGATCTATCAGACAATCTTGCTGTGCAGATGGGTGTTAATACAGAAGATTTTAATATCAACTGGTTCTTTAAAATGATGGGTAATAACCCTTTGTTTTTTGAAAACAAGAGTGAATGGCATCTTACACAATATGAATGTCAAAAATATTATCAAGGCATACCACTCAAAGGAACACTTGATTTAGCAAACAAAGCAGATGAATACATTATTGAATGTAAGCACACTTATGAAGGTAACTCAATGCATCGTGTCCGTGAATTGTATATGCCACAAGTACAAACATATATGTATCTTAGTGGTATTACTAAATGTTATCTCTCAGTATTCTTTGGCAATAATAAATATGATTGTCTTGAGATTGAATATAACCAGGAATATCTCGAAGAGATTATGCAACGTGTTGTCCAGTTCTGGGCTTATGTTAAAGATGATGAAGCACCACCAATGGATGAAACCAAACTAAAGCTAGTACCAACAGACAAGATTGTTGTTGATGGTAAGATAGCTAAGAATATGGTGGGTAATAATTACTGGACCAGTATAGTTGACCAGTACATCGAGAACAAACCATCACATGAATTATTTGAATCAGCAAAGAAAGAAATTCTCAAAACCATTGAGAGTAATGAACGATCAGTTTACTGCGACAGATTAGAAGTAGTACGAAGTAAATCAGGTCGACGTAATATAAACTTAATCAATAACAAAGAGGACGTAGCCTAAGCTACATCCCCTTTACAACTGTGCCAAGGAGCGACCAGTTATGAAACAAAATAACACAGTAACAAATTTAGAACAAGCACCGAAAGGTTCTAAACCTTCTAGTAATCCACAACATACATTGGCATCTGCTTATCTAGCATTCCAAAAGCTAAATGTTAAAGTGGATAAAGATATGATAAATCCATTTCATAAAAATAAATACTCATCTTTAGAAGCATGTTTAAAAGCATGTCGAGAAGCCAATCAGTTTGGTTTAGTTCATTACTATGAAACAACTGTAACAGAGAATGGTAATGTAATTATCACTGCTGTTATGGAACATTCTGGCACTAGAGAAAAGCGAATGGTATCAGTTCCAGTTTCTTGTAAAGACAAAAGCAATCCACAACAATTAGGTGGTGGTATTACTTATGCCAAACGATACTCAATACAAGCATTGTTTGCCCTTCCATCAGAAGATGACGACGGCAACGAAGCATCAGGGATTATTACTAAACCATCCACTGATGACATCACAACCAAGAACCCATTACAAAATAAAATTTAAAGGAGCAATCTATGGAAGAAAAACAATATGACGACACCAATCGTGGTGCTATGTATAAACCAAGAACAGACCAGCAGTTAAGAGCGATTGGTAAGATCGACAACAATGGTGTTGAAGAACAATATGCTTTTATTAGGCAAGAGACACAAGATAAACAAGAGTACTTCA